GTACCAACACCTATGGCTGCTGATGGTAGTATTGATTCTACAATAATTGAAAGTGTTATAAAGGATTTGGCAAAATTAAAATGTCCAATTGTTATTAAATCCACAATTACTCCACACGTTATAAAAAAACTTACAAAGGTAACAAATAATATTGTTTACAATCCTGAGTTTTTAACAGAGAGAAATGCACTTGAAGAATTTGTAAACCCACCAATGCATATATTAGGTGGTGAATCAAAAAACACAAATCTTGTACACGAAATATATGAAAATCACAGTTTATGTAAACCTTGTCCAGTATATTATATGTCAGCTGTTGAGGCCAGTTTTGTAAAATATGGTATTAATAGTTTTCTGGCCACAAAGGTATTATGGTTTAATCAATTCAAGGACTTGGTTGATGCAGAAAAAGGTAGATTTAATATTATATCAAGTGCAATTGGTTCAGACCCTAGAATTGGTCATTCACATACACAGGTACCTGGTCACGATGGTCGCCGAGGTTATGGTGGTGCCTGTTTCCCTAAAGATACAAAGGCTCTTGCAAAATATGCAGAAGATAAATTCACTGTATTAAATGAAGTAATTGCTGTAAATAATAATTACAGAAAAAAATACAAGCTAGATGCAAGGGAAAGAGAACAAAAAGTACACTTTGATTAATTTTTCTGTTAATAATCACATAAGTTATTGTTTTTAAACAAATCTTTTTTTAAGAAAAATGCATTTTTTTGTTTACAAATGCATAATAATATGATAGTATGTACATATAATAATTAATGAGGAGATTATATTATGAACAAAAAAGATTTTTCACAACTAGTTAATTTACTAAATGATTTGGAATGGCAGGTTGGCCATAATGAAACATTGGAACAAATTTGGCATATAATCTATAGGACTAGTGCAAATCAATGAAAAATCCTATTGCAAAATATCTAATGTGTGCTTATGCATACTATGTAGAAGATAATCCTTTAGTACCAGACCACGAGTTTGATAGTCTAGCAAAACATATACTAGAAAATTATGATACTATTGAACACAGACACAAACATCTCATAACAAAAGAAGATTTACAAGCAGGTTCATATCTAGGTGAATATCCTAGCATAGTAAAGGGTGCCGTACGAGCATATAGAATAGAAACAAAAGAAGAATTAAAGAGGAGAGTATGACTAATTTTGTATTTGATATTGATGGAACACTAACACCTAGTCGTCAAAGGATGACTAACAATATGAAGGAATTATTACTTGAATTAATGAAAGATAATACAGTATATCTTGTTACTGGTTCTAACATAGAGAAAACTATGGAACAAGTTCCTATGGATATTTTAACAAGATGTAGAGAAATCTTTTGTGAATCTGGTTCAGATGTTTATTATCATGATAGTGATTATGAAGGACTTTTAGGTAGAGAAAGTAATTATGATAGTCATTGGAATTGCCCTGTAGAGTTACGAAATATGTTAATGAATCTTTTAAATGATAGTCAATTTCCTAATAACATGAGAACAGGTAATCATATTGAAATAAGAAAAAGTATGGTTAACTTTTCAGTCATTGGTAGAAATGCCATGATTAATAAGAGATATGTTTACACACTTTGGGACAAAGATAAAAATGAAAGAGTGGAATTTGCTAGACAAATTGAAGAAATGTTTCCTGATTTAACTGCTAATGTTGCTGGTGAAATTGGTATTGATATTCACCCTAAAGGAAAAGATAAGAGTCAAGTATTGTCTCAAATTAAAGAATGGCCAGATGGTAATGAACCAATCTTATTCTTTGGTGATAAAACAGAAAAAGGTGGTAATGATTATCCACTTGCTAATGTACTTGACCCAGAAAATGATACTGTTTATCAAGTGAATTCCTGGAAGGATACATACGAAATATTAAAAAAGTTGTTAATAAGTGCATAAGTTATTGATTTTAAAGGGATTTATTTTTAAAAAAAATGCACTTTTTTGTTTACAGCACTTAAAAAATATGATAGTATGATAATATAATAATTAAAGAGGAGCTTATATTATGGAAAATTTTGAAAATTATATTACAAATAAAAGGGAATGCCCTTGCGACATCTGTCCTTTGATGTCAAAATGTGAAAAAGATTTCACAGAATGTTCAGCTGCTAGAAAATGGTTTGCAAAAGGCGACTATCAAGATGCTGATATTGGTAAACATATCAGGGAGGCAGCATAATGCAAGACCAAGATTCAAGAAAACGACACTTCTATATCAGTTTGGTAAAAAGTGTTTTACGAATATTCGCAGGTACAACATTATTATATGGTGTTGATTATTTAATATATGCAGGTTTATTATTAATATCTGCTGAAGTATTAGGAATTTTAGAGGAACTATAATGGAAATTGATTATAAATTTAATGAAAAAACAAACCTTGCGCTAATGAAAGTGTATATTGATAACACTTACAATTCACATTATTCAAAGAACAAATTTCAGGCGACTGAGTTTATCATAGACTCTGGTCATGGTGAAGGTTTCTGTATCGGTAATATAATGAAATATGCACAACGATATGGTAAAAAGAATGGCAAGAATCCAGATGATTTGATGAAAGTTATTCATTATGGTTTAATAGCATTGCATATACACCAACAAGAAAAAATGAGAGAAACATTAGATATAATAGAGGAGAAAGAAAATGCAGACACAAAAACAAAGAATTAATTTAATTCGTAAAGTTGCTAAGAAATTTAACAAAACACAAAAACAATTAAAGTCTTATGACAGCCACAATATTAATCACTACACAGATAGTAATAATTATGCCAAAAAATATTATGGTCATTTATATAATGCAACCATGAAAATGGATACTGATTGGGATTAAAAAAGTTGTTTACATTTGGAACTAATTAGGATATAATACTTATTATGACAATGCATTTATTACCAGTGTATTTTACCACAACAAGGTTTAATACCAAAACAAAAACCTCGAAAGGTATCGAGGCAGAAAAAGAAAAAACAGCCAAACTCCTCAAGAAGTTGGGTTATAGGAAAGGTTCAACATGGAGGGCACCAATGCCTGACTATTCAACACCTTCCTATAACTCAGCAAACTCAATAGGTAATGGTTTTAAAAAATACGAAAACAAATATACAGGCGATGAAATTATGGGTATTGGTACTCTACATAAATCAAATATGGTACCTATTCGTAAGGACAGCAATAATGCAAAAGAAATTGCAAGAATGAGAAGAGGTTAAATGATTATATTAGATTTTAATGCTATATCAATTGCAAGTATTATTGTACAGAAGGTATCAATGGACGAAAATCTAATTCGTCATATGATACTTAATTCCATTCGTATGTACCGAACTAAATTTAAAAAAGAATATGGTGAAATTGTTCTTGCAACAGATTCAAGAAGTTGGCGTAAGGATTATTACCCAGAATATAAAGCAAACAGAAAAGTAAGTCGTGAAAAATCAGATATGGATTGGAACGAGGCCTTTCGTATTATTACCATGATAAGAGAAGAAATAAAAGAAAACTTTCCTTATAAGGTTGTACATATAGAGGGTTGCGAGGCAGATGATATAATTGGTACACTAGTTGAAAATACACACGAATTTGGTAACTATGAAAATGTATTAATTGTATCAGGTGACAAAGATTTTGTACAACTACAAAAATATAATAATGTAAGACAATATTCTCCCATTAGGAAAGGGTTCATTGATGAACCCAATCCTAAACTTTATCTTATGGAACATATTTTAAAAGGCGATGCAGGTGATGGTGTACCAAATGTTTTATCAGATGATGATGTATTTGTAAATGAGGAAAAAAGACAAAAACCATTGTCAAAGAAAAAAATGGATACAATAATAAAGGACATATCGGATGGTGAATTATTATATGCAGCGTCATGGTATCGTAATTATTCACGTAATAAAAAACTTATTGACCTTGCAGAAACGCCAGAGGCCATAAAAACTGAAATTATAAATAACTTTACTCAACAGGATCCTTACCATAATAAAGGTAAAGTGTTTCCTTATTTAATAGCAAAGAATTGCACTCAACTAATAGAGAGTGTACAGGAGTTTATATAATGGCAAAATATGTTTATGAAGTTTTAGAAGAAGCTCGTAAAGCAAAAACAAAACAACAAAAAGTTAAAATATTAAGGGACAATGAAACATTTGCTCTTAAGGACATTTTAAAAGGGTCATATGATGATAAGATAATATTTAATTTACCAGGTGGTGAACCACCATATAAAGCATCGGACCCTCATAGTCACCCATCAAGTTGGTTAAGACAAAATCAACAGTTAAAGTATTTTGTAAAAGGTGGCCCTGGTGATAAATTACCAGCCTTTAAAAGAGAGTCCATTTTTATTGGTATATTGGAATCAATACACCCACAAGATGCAAAACATGTTGTTAACATGGTTAATAAAACAGCACCAAAAGGTGTTACAAAGGCTGTTGTTACAGAAGCATTTCCGGAATTATTAACAGACAAGTACTAATACAATGCCTGTTTACACATTAAAAAATACCAAAACTGGTAAGGAATGGGACATTACATGTTCCTACCAAGATTTACAGTTTGAATTAAAAAAGAAAAATATTGAACAAGTATTTAAAATGCCTGCAATGGTTGGTTCAACTAAAAGTAATCTAACACGAGCAGGTGGTGAATGGCAAGATTTACTTAAAAATATGAAAAAGAAATCCGGTAGAGGCAATTCAATTAATGTCTGATTTCATTCGTTATTATGACAATGTTTTATCAAAGAAACAATGTCAAGGTTTTATAGACCGAACCAAGCACCAATTAAAATGGGCAGGGATTGGTATTAAACATTCTAAAGGTGATAGAGATTTTTTTAGATTAGTTGATAATTTATATACAAAAGAACAAAGAGAATTAATTGAAAATACTTTAGAAAAAACATATAAAAATTATCAAAAAGAGTTTACATTTCATAATAATTATGATATGATAACCAATAATTGGAAAATACACTATACGCCTGTAGGTGGATATATTAACTGGCATAATGATTTAGGTGGAAAAAATGAAGAAGCTTGGAAAAGAAAAATTGTCTTTATATTATATCTCAATGATATGGACGAAGGCGAACTTAAATTTAAATATTTTCCAGATATTGAAATTATGCCAAAGGCTGGAAGAATGTTAATTATGCCAACCGGTTGGGTATGGACACATAAGGCAGAAAAGATTTTTGAAGAAAAATATATTATAACTGGATTTTATTACGATAAGGAGGATTAATGGAGGTAATGAAAGATTTTAAAAGGTTGATATATAAACTTTTGGTTTTATATCTAATAGGAGTTATCGCATGGTTATCACTTATAGTACCAGCAGATGCTAAACATTGGAATTCACCACAACCATATAATGTTGAAGTTGAAGATGTATACGAATGGCGATATACATCAGACAGACATTCAGTAGAAAAATGTAAAATAATCTATGAAGAAAATCAAACAAACAGTCAAAATGCTATTAAAGGTGCTATTCTT